TGCACCACACTTATATCCATGTTCAGTAAGGGCATCAAAATCCAAATTATCTGTAAGAGCCATAAATCCTCCAATCCTTACAAAACCGTGCTGCTGACAAAAGTACCAACCATCCTTATAAAATATAACCTTGTTATCACAATATGGACAATCTTTCCGTTCATCTTCTGAGTGCTCTTCTTTGGATTCGGTAAGCATTCGAATGATTTCAGACACGGGAATCTCTGCACTGAACTGTGGTTTTTCCCCTGGACCGTAATCACTTTCATATGGATTAAATTTATCTGCCATCGCTACACTTGTCTATCTCATTTGAATCACATTTTTCAACACATGGAGTTCCCTGTGTGCATGGTTTCTCACAAAATGGGATATTACAAATTCTGTATTTAGGTTTGGGTGGAGGATTCTTATCTTCTTTTCTACGTTCATGCAAGGCATGTCCAGCATAGAATTTGTATCTCTCCTTGTGTTTGGCAAACAATTCTAATGCCTCATTTGGTTTTCCTTCATCAAACAGTCTTTGTAATTCCTCATGGTCTTCGTAGTCATATGTGAGATCCCTTCCCATTCCTATAGTTCCAACTAGAAATTTCTTACCATCTACCAATTTATACAACGGAGCTTTGAATACTTGCAGAGCAAGAAATCTTCCGTTTACTTCTCCTGATTCCAGAAATATCTCTGGTTCCCCCTGAGCCTTTACAATAGCATCGGAATCCTCACATACTTCGCCAAACAAATAGGCATTCCCCTTTTCCCTTTGCATATTGGCTAACTCCAGACTTGTTTTACCAAAGGCTTCTTCGCAAGTACAAAGTAATAAACCTCTTCTTATAGCTTCATTGGTGTATGTAAAACGATCTTTGGTGTCTTTCATCCATACCATGTCAGGGAGCATGTCAAGAAAATTTACAAGAATATGTTTGTGGTAACCAACCGAAGTAGTCAACCAACGTATCTCTCTCCAGTACAGAACATTTACCATAACAGCAAATGTCAATAAAAGAAGAATGGAATAATCCGAATTTAACAAATTCTTGTGATCTTCCGAAAATTCCATATACCGTACAGCAAGTAAAAGTGGTATACTGTATACCATGCCCACCTTCAATTTAAAAACCAATGGCCTCTTTATGTGCAATACCAGATAAATTCCGAATAAAGCTAGGGTAAGACAAAGGATGGATATTAGTATATTAATGGGAATACCCAAAAAAGGAGAATCCATGCAACCACCGTTATTTAAGGGTTTGATTATCGCTATCGCCAACCTTGAAAATTTCTCTTATTTTACCAAGAAACACTTTTCTGAAAACTACAAGGACAACTCTACTTGAGAAACCACCAATACCACAATATATGCCGGTCCAACCGTTACTAACCCCCGTCTCCTTACAAAACAGTAAGATCATCCAACCAGTAAAACCGGCTAAAAATATGTTCACACACACATCCCAAACACTATGTTTATCGGATAAGAAACAGTCGGCTATGCCACCTAGCATGGCCATTAACATCGGAGGGGCTACCTCGGTAAGCCATTGCATAGATAAAATTTCCCTCCAGTTCATAGCTGTCCTTATTTCGTTATGTCTTGGGTAATTTTAAACTCATCCTTTACCAAAGTTCTAATGTTCCCGTTGGGTGAAGTCATTTGAATGTCATAATAATACTTTGCTGGTGGCTGATTGGTGTTTGCTGTGGAAGGGGTAAAATAAACTTTACCTGTAGACGGAACAAAATCCAGTACACCTACGACCTGAAATATCTGAGATGTTTCATCGGTTGGAATTTTGCTTGAATTTACAGTCAACTTAAAGGAACATCCTGTAACATCAATTGGGACACCATTTAAGTCCGTTACCGTTAATTCAATTGGGTAACTATCAGCCCTGTAAAATATAATTGCTTTTGACATTATAGATCCTCCAAGATCAATCTTATCTGGGATAATACAATACTTTCCCTCAAATTCACATTAAAATTTTGCAGTTCTATTTCCACTCCAAATTCATGACTAATACCACCTGTTAAGTGGTCTTGGCAAATAATAGTGTCATACTGAATTGGAAGTCTTTCAGGTTTTCCAGTAAAGGGGGATACTATATTATTAACTTTAGCGGTTTTAATAATCAAACCATATGATATAGAAGCCACTTTTTCTCCAATTAATTTTAAACGGTCACTTCATTGCGAAAGAGTATTCCATCTTCAAACTGAACTGTAAATGTATCTGTTGGTTCAAGTGTTATACTATTCTTGTAATCGGTAACAGATACTAAATACCAATTATTATGATTGTACAAAATAGCATATCGGAATGGGCCTATTTTTCCACCACTAGCCGTAAATATTACAGGATTAGCTGACACAAAGCCCATACCATTTGATTTAAAAACATTCATAGAAATGGGGTACCCATTTAATGGGTACCCAAATATATTAACAGGAGGAATATTTATTGAATCGGAAAACTGAATCTGTTCTAAATCTGGTAGAACATCGGTTAATGCTATATGGTAGGTATTATTTAAAAAATTGTGGCTAGCAAGAAGTAGTCTCTTAGGAAAATCAGAAAATATATGGGTAACACCAACTATTTCCATTAGAATGCACCATCCCCTGTATCTATACTTACATTTATTTTTGGAATTTCAACTACTCCCATAATACTGTCAGGAACAACAACAGAAACAAACGCTATTGGAACTATCTGAGAAACTATTCCATTAACTATCACTATACCAGAAGTATTTCCACATGGGGATATTAGATGTTCCCAGGCACTCCCTGAAGGAATAGAACTCTTAGAAACTAAATATTCCCAAGCATCCATTTAATTATACCAATAAAGTTTTTCTATTCTTTTGTATTCCAGCAAATCCCTGAATCAAATTATCGTAAGCAACTACAGAATCGGTTATCTTATATGGAATGGTAGATTCCACCAACATTTTACCTTCATTTGTTTCAATGACATACTTTAGATATGATGGAGAAGAAACAATTGTACCAATAACTTTCTTGGGTTTTCTTCTGCTGTTGATGATTAAGTCCAACAATTCCTTCATTTAGCCACCCTCTCAATATCCATAGAAGAACGACAGGAGAAACTGCCACCTATCTTTCTTGAAATAGTTATATTGAATCTCTTCAATTTTCCTCGGTACTTGCCTTTCTCCTTTTCATCAGCCTCTACAAGACTGAGAGGCTTTAAATAAGCTATGGCATTGCTCACGGACTGCACGATCTCCTTATCAAGCTGCTCTCTATCTATGACAGCCCTTGCAACAGATGCCGCTACAATTTCCGTTAAAATAAGATTATTTGATATTGTGTCACCAACAACACATTCTTCCGTTAATTCCTCGCAGCAACCAGGAACTCGTGAGATACATAAATTAATCATCTAATCTCCTCCAGATAAACCACTATGGTAATACTATAATCAGGATTTTCTAAAGCAGTATGGGACAATTTATAAGAAACAAAGCTTACGGGATAGGATGCTTTACAGAAACATGGTACTGTTCCATCAATCATATCCAATTCTTTGGTATCAGGATAGTAATCCATCCTACCTCCTATGTTTCCTATCCATGTAGAAGACAAAGCTCCACTAGGAGCATAAGCAAGCATCGGTCTATTATCTACAGAGTTTAGTTCCACAAATAGTAAGTCCGTTTCCCTGGTCCTAGAAACATTTCCCAGTGTATTAATTTGTCCCCATGTGGGACGTATATTGGTTATCCGCACATTACTAGAACATTTGGTTAAAAAATAACAATCCTGTCCAGGATAAAAGGTAGATAAAACTTCACCATCTGCAACATTCAGAGAATCATCCAATTCTATCTGGCACGAAAACTCGGATTCCGACAGAGAGAATCCAAACTCCAAAACTATAGTTGTAAGAACCTTAGCCATTTACCGGCCTCAATATGAATTGAACATGTTTTAATTCTGGAGAAGTCACTTTCCACTTATAATACTTTGTTGTATAAGAAATTTCAAGTAAGGATTCCCCTAAAATATCCGCAGTAAGAGTTCCATCTTCTGAAGATATGACAGATCCGAGAGAGTCATTAACCCAAGATAAAGAATTTATGGAATAAATTGGTTTACTGGTACTTCCCGTACCACCTATAAATTCTATTCGCTCTACTGTTTCTGGATCATCTGGACCAGGTACCGTAGCTTCTTCTACTCCAAGGTATTCAATGTAGATAGTATCTCCTCCAGAAGTATCCAAAAATACTTCCTCAGAATCCCAAGGAGTATGAAAACCTTTTACGTATTTCTCGGTACTGGAAATCTCTTCTTCCTCACATCGGTAGGTGGTATCAGAAGTGAGTTGGTCAGACACATTGACGGTATTCGTCCCGAGTTTCTGTTCGTAAGAAGTGGAAACAGATTCAAACCGGATTGAAGAATCAAAAACATAATCAGGGGTAGCAGTCTCATAATCAGGAACTTTAGTTGGGTATTCATGAATTATCTCCAGATCTCCTTCAGGAGTAGATTGAATTACTCCACCCATAAAATCTTTTATCTGTCTGATAACAGACAGAGGTTTCTCATTGTTGGCAAACAGAAATCCTTTTGGTATGGTTTCATCTACCAAAATACCGTCTTGATAAACATTCCAAATAACATTTAATCCAGCATAAGCTGCCATATCTCTTACAATATCTGAAGCAAGAGCCGAATCAAACTCCCTTTGCAATGTCGGTACAAACTTACTATCCAACAGATATGACTTGCTCTTACATTCCAGATTGTAAATTGTGGAACTTGTTGTCTGTCTGGAACTCTTCCCTGATATAAGCAAGTGGTATGTTCTGGAACTGGTAGGGGTGGTAATCTCTATTCGTACTGGTGCATTTATCACACATAGAGGAAAATACTCTGGGTTCTCAATGGATACTTTACCGTCTATGTAGAAAGTTTCATCATTACAATCAACGGATATATTCTCTGAAAATACGGGAACCTCATTAATGAAAACAGAGTAGTATACTTGATTAGATAATGGCAACCAAATATTCAGATCCTCTATAGCTTGTTCTATCTGAACAAGTGGTGCTCCAGTTTCTATTAGAGAAACTATAAGCTCTTGCTGACTTGAAATGATGGGATCATCTGCAACTAAACCACCACCTACTATAGACCAGCTTTGCTCTAAGATAGAAACCGCTACTGTTTGTCCACTCAAATCATATAAAGATTGCAGAATAGATAATCCACTATATTCAGTTATATTATACCTTTGCTCCAATATGGAAGTAACAGGAACAGCTATGTCCCATAACTGAGATAGAATAGATATTGCTACAGGGATAAATTGTTGGGTTTCATAAAGCTCATTCCAATATTTCACTAATATTGGAGCTCCAGTATATGGTTCATTTACCGATCCAATTAACAATGGTGGACATATATAGTATTCATTCCAATATCCATAAAAAGCTGAAGTGTACAACTCAGTAAGGTCTGAAACAAAATATGCCGATATAATGTACCAACTTTCAAGGTATGAATCCACATATGGTGTTATTCCAAAATAGTACGGTTCATTTACCGATCCAATTACTAATAGTAAATACTCTTCAATAATAGGAGCTGCCGACTTGTATGGGTGATCAACAGGAAGGCTCCCTTCCAACCCCCACTTCCATGCAAGATAACCTTGAATTTTTTGCGTTATTTCTAGCGGGCAACTCTGATAAATAAAAATTATTTCTGCAATTCCGCCACTGAGCCAATCAGCATTAACTAAATGATTGGCACCAATAACCCCTTCTGCGGAAAGTGCCATAGTCCCCGCATCGCCCGAAACATTTACACAGTTGATACCTATGCTGGATGATGAGCCATTGAACAATCCATCGTACAATGCGTATTGATTTGTAACATCGGCGGTATGAGGAAACCATGAACCGGCCCAAAGAGTAGGTTTGTTTGTCTGGTTTCCACGCAATGCTAGAATATTACGAGCAGTTCCACTGTTGTTGCCATCAAAAACATACTGCCTTGATCCCGTTGTCCCCGTAGTAACATTTGTTTTTGCTACCACGAAAATTCTCATTGGCTGAGTAGCAGAAAAGGAGGCAATGGACAAATAATGACTTGACCCATTAAAACTGATTATAGGAAGTCCGTTTTGATCCCCATCAACCACTGTCGGTTGATTAATTCCAGTCGACTGCGCAGCGTGGCGATTGTATCCGGATTTATCTCGCCATTGACTCACTCCTGTGGCGATGGTGATAGTCGAGGCGTCAGAGGCGTCTAACCATAAATTAGTGGTTGTGTTAGCAGGAGTCCATGGGATTACTATTATGGTTGTGGGTGCTGCTGTTTTATAAGGGTGACCGGTGGGCAAGGATGTCTGTAGTCCCCATTTCCAGGCTAAATATCCTTCAATTTTTTGCCTTTCGGTTTCTCCTAATACACGCCGTATAACAATAAATTCCGCTATATTTCCAGTCAGGTAAAAAATCTCACCAGCATCCGTAAAATCATTGTATGCTCCCACCAAAAATCTGTAAGTATTAACACGGTTATCATTACTAGGGGTAAAAGATCCAGTTGCATTTTGTGTACCATCTATAAAGAGTGTATTATTGCCTCCTGTCCTGTCTATTACTTGATTATAAATTCCGAAGGCATTACCACTATTACTTGGAGAAACAACATCACTTGGCTCCGAATTGATAACTGTAACAGAATGTAGCACGGAATCTACCCGATATATGCCATATCTAGCCTCCCCTACGGCAGCAAGAGATTTGGCATAGAAAGATCTATTGTCAGAAACAGTTCCAGTAATTGCTCCCACAACAAAAATAGATATTGATTCAGTTCCTAAATTCAGAACATTTCCGGCAGACAAAAAGTCTCCCCCATCAAAAGTTACATTAGGTATGGAGTTTAATCCAACAGCTACCGTAGGTTTTGACCCTTCTACAGACTGAGTGGCGACTATACCATTACCCTTTTTGTCTATCCAATTAGTTAAAACCCCTAATGGTAATACAGAGGCATCCAACCAAAGATCGGTCGATATATATTCTACTGTCCATGGAATAACTCCATATGGATAATAATTAGGGACAAAATTGCTTACCCATTCCGCAGCATTTGTTATTCTTAATTCATCAATGTATCCATTTAAATAATAGTTAAATCCGTTTCCAAAAATCCTAGCACCTATTTTTGTTAAAATAGATGGGGTATTTTGTATAGTACGGGAAAAGGCAGTTCCCCCTGAATTTAACAATGCCCCATTAACAAATAAAAATATAAGATTTTCCCTTCGAACAACAGCTATGTGGTACCATGTGTTTAAGGAAAAGGAAAAAGTACCAGGTACTAGGGTGTAGTTGCTGTTATCAGAAAACCCAATAAAACTCAAACCTGTTAAAGTAGTTGCTGTACCACCTACATAAAAAGCAAACGATCTACCGGTAGTAGCATCCTTTGAAACAATATCAAAATTGTACTCCCCGTTGTTATTTGCAGGCCAACCAGAAAATCTTACCCAACAATCAATAGTAAAATTACCTGAACCAAGCAGTGGATAATCACCACAAGCAATGTAATCTGTACTACCATTAAATTGTATTGATGTATTACCAAACCTTTTTTGATCTACTTCATGATGAACACTACCCACTGCGGTTAATGTAGCATTTCCACTGGAATCAACGAAAGTAGTGCTTCCATCTGTTGTATCACTGTGGATAAGGAGATAATCTTGTGTTTCTGGTGCTGCATCTTCATATGGATGTCCAGTCGGCAGAGATGCTTGCAGACCCCATTTCCAGGCAAGATACCCGTTAATTGTATCCAATACCTCATCAGATATAATACCGGCAACAATAATAATTTCTGCTATGTCGCCACCAAATGGGCCAGCAGTGGCATTGCTGTTATCTACATAACTGCCGATCCGTACTTGTAAGGCATTCGCCAAGGTCGCAGTGCCAACCGTAGCAGAAGTGGATTGTGTCAGCGCCCCATTACGGTAATATTTGCCGGTGCTGCCACGAGGAGCAGTGGCGGAATAAAGTTGCCAGGCAGTTGTAGAGGTTACAGCCGACATGGGAGCTGGGCTCCATTGCTCTGTTGTGTTGTACATTCTGAAGTACGGATTACTATTTGAAAAGCCAGCGAACCATCCTATATCGTATCCCCTGGCTCCAAAAAAGATATTTGGATTTAATGTCAGCGATGATGGTTTAACCACTGCGAACAAAGAGAAACTGCCAGTGCCAAATTTTAAAGCATAGTCTGTCGCCGTGGACGATGGGAACACCAAAAAGGCACTGGCAAAACGCAGAACATCGAGACCGTTTTGCTCTGCTGATATTAAACTCGGCTGAGATACGTCAACAGTGTTAGCCGGAGATCGGCCATTTCCAGACTTGTCTCCCCATATGCTTACGCCAGTATCTATCGTAATGGTGGCCGAGTCGGACGCGTCCAACCACAGAGCGGTGGTTATTGCTGCTGGTGTCCAGATAGCCATCTATTCCACCTCCACGATTGTCGACCAGCGGCACAAGTCACATACAGAAATTAAGAGTTCCTCTACCTGTATTGGTTCCCCAATAGTTAATCTCCCACAATTGGGACAAGGCTTCAGTTCTATTGGTGAAATAGGTTCTTCGGGATTTACACGGGAACGAATTTTTATTCTACCACGATGTCTGATTTCCTCTGAAATTACAGAACTGATCACTTGGCGAATAATTCCAGGCGGCACATTTTCTCCTTCAAAATATTGTAGCAAATGAGAGAAAATTTGCAAATGCCGTGGATCGTATGCAGATAAAGCCAATTTAATTTCGGAAAGAGTCATTAACACACCCACTTATAAGAATAAAGAGCTCCTGGTTTAATATAACAAACTCGGACATTTGTATTATAACAATAATTGGGAATCAGCCCTCCTGAATAAAGAAGTGTTGCTTGGTCACTACAATGTTTCATCAATGGGGCACCAGTAAAAACACCATCTTCTTCGCTCCATCTTAACCAGACAGTTCCCTGTCGCCTGGCATACGATAGACAAGATTTGGGTTGAGAATCTACATAGGCAAGTGCCGTTGGACAATATGCTGTTCCATAGCATTGAGCACAGCATTGAGTATATGGGGGACAAAATGGTAACTCGCATTCAGCTATTCTACTTATACTAATATAGCCATAATATGAGTCTACTATTTCAAAAATCTTATCATTACCAGATATAAGGTTACCATACAAAACATTCTGGTATGGATTTGTCCAATCTACAGATTTACCGGTAAGAGTGCAGACACTAGGGAGTGTTTCTACCCAGCGTCCATAATCAGATCGGATAGATATGGTGTTTGTAGAGCACCCGTCTGAAACTGAAACTACAGTGTAACCACAAAAAGTCCCTCCAGAATAGAGTTCTATATTATTTCCATAACCTGTAACCGTTCTTTTTCCACCAAAGAAATAAGTTACACTGTTGGAAGTAGTAATTGTTACCTTTCTTCCCGAACCTCCATACCAGGAAATAGTAATAGAAGAATTTCGTGGCAAAATATCTGGAGTAATTTCGTCATCCCAGATTAATGGAGGCACTCCTGTACAACATTGCAAACCGGTTGCCTTTAAATCATAAATATCCCATCCACATCCATCTTCACTATCTGGATGTGGACCAATGGGCACATCCTGCACAGCTTCAATTTCTATAAGAAATCCTCCATCATTGTATGTCTTACCAACCAAACTATCGAGGTACTTTCTATCTTCTTCCCTCATCTTTTTGGATGGTTTTTTTCTCCGGTACTTGATACAATTTTGTAAATTTTTTACATCAATTGGATCACAACATTTCTCTTCCCACATAGACGGACTATTGGCCCATTCTGCTGTTCCCAAACATTCTTCATTGGGAGGAACTTTAACTGGTTCATACGGATCCTCTGGGTCAATATTATCCACATTTCCTGTGGATAAACCAGGTACTACAGGGGGAAGCCCTGTACATATGGAAGAAAGAAGGCTGTAATCCATTGTACTAGGATCTTCATCTGGGGCACGTATAGTTAATGATTCCGCTTTACCATTATAAAAAGCAATAACATTGGTGTCTTGAGTTACTCCAAATTTCTCCGTTTCTGTAGGAGCAATTCCTGGAACAAGAATTTCCACTATATCGTACAAAGTTGACCACTGAACTCTAATAATTCCTACAACATCTTCCAACCAATATAAGGTATTTCCTATAACCCTTATTACAGGAGGAAATATGGCACCACTCTTATTGGATACATCTCCTGACCATGACGCTTTTATCTGATCAAATGGAAAGATGGGGTATGGCAAAGTAAATGATGATTGGTTATCTATGTTGAAAGCATCATCTTTAACTTCAGAAATTTGTCTGGTAGAAACTATTGTTCCTATGGAAACTCTCAATCTATACGGAACAGTTAAGTGACTTCGGGAAACTTCTACCTGAACCTTATAGTTCCCAGTCCTATACATTTCACAATCATCTTCCGTTATAAATGATTTCTTTACTTCTTCTATAAATTTTTCTTGGGTAACTTCTTCAGGAGGAATGTTGGTCTTTACACATGGGTCCACATCATAAAGAGCATCAATAAACTTAGCAGCTTCTGGAGCGGTTACCAGTTCAGGCTTATCCTCTTCCAATCCTAATTGTTTTAGTATTATCCAGAATCCATCCTCTGGAATTAAAACTGTCCCAGAGGATGTTCCAATAGAAACTGCTAATGATTGGATATTGCTCATGCTAACCACGAACTAAAATTTATGAGATTTTGTGATGGCCCTTTTGAAACGGACTTACTGCAAAATGTAGATGGTTCATCAAAATATATATTTCCAATTAAATCTCCCGTACATACATTCCATTTTTGAAATGCTGTATAAGCCTTGGTGCAAATCAAAAGTATTGTAGTATACATATCTGGACACATCTCTAAGAAGGACTTTATGCAATCAGGTGCTTCCAATGTCAAGGAATTTGTTTCTTCTTCCCCTTCATCGTTTAACCAAGTAGCAGTTACGGTACATTTTAAATTGGTTATCTTTAAACTATCTGTGCTTGTAACTGGAGGAGGGGTCAAAACCTTGTGTCCCCAAGCGTTTTCCTCCCAGTCAGCAGGAGCAATAGATACTTCTTCTACCGGTTTATCTAGTATAATTCCAACAGTTCCAATTTCTCCAAGTGGTGATCCTGAAACCTCTATTACTCCAAAAACTGGAAATTCAAAAGATAACCAGTTTCCCATATGGATTACTTTAGGAGGTGTAACAAAGTCCCCATTTTTGTCAAATGTTTGAGTGGTCCACATTGTGGAAACTCTTTCAAACCAGTATGGTAATTCAACCGTATCCGAATTATTTACAAACAGGTGTAATTTTCTATTTTTTCCATTATTTACAAGAGTGACAATCTCTCCAATATCAACCGATAATTTATAATCTAAATCGGGAGAAGATGGAAAAGCAAAAAAGCTAAGAAACACATGGATCTTATCTCCACGTATTTCTATAGGACAGCCAATAAAATTTGATAATTGGGAAGGTATTCCATTACTAGAACCTATCCACATATTGTACATCATTTCCAAACTTGCATTCTTTTCATGTTCCTTCGGTTTCTTTTGTTCCAATTTAACAAAAGGTTTTACAGTAATACCACCTGTTCCTGTTCCTGTTCCTGATGAAGAAACGAAAGAAACTTGTAAAGACTGGGCATTCATTTATCACCGCTCTCAAATGTTCCAGATAAGAAATTAGGAAACTCACACCAATTTACATTATGGTTAGAATCTTCTCCACTTATATATTTCTCACCTTCCAATTCTAATTCAGCTTCAGTTTTTGATCCAGGTGGAGTATACCCATCTGGGATGGATGTGTTGCAATCTTGTTCTTCAAATGCAGACGGTACAGAAATCTCTAATCCAGTAACTCCACTATCCCAAACTGCATAAACCAAACACTGTATAGAATCTTCCGCTAACGATTCATCCACAGTAATGGTTACATTGTATACCCATCTCCATCCCTCATACGTAACCTTTTGTGTTCCATATGCAGGAATAGTTGTATCCTCCGTAATTAAGTCCTCTCCATCTTCAGTGTACAAATCCCCTTCCCAAATAGATTTTACAGTAGATCCTGGATAATTGTCTGCATAGTCAAGAACCTCTAAATTCACTTGAACCAATTCAGTGATCTTGTATCGTTCAATTATTCCACCAACTATGGTTCCTCTGGATATCCCCATTCTAAAAGACATTCCATTTCTGGAAGGGTATGCATACACTATTTTCTTTAATTCACTGGTATAGCATTTCTCTTGTGGTGGAGTACCACCAAACAAGAGTTTGCTCATGAATTGAACAGCTTGAAATTTGGTCAGTAAACCTGTGATTTCTTTTTCAATCTCACCCTCAACTAATTTAACATAACCATGGGATGGTGTTTCACCAGTAGAAGAAGGATCAGAAAAAGAAACTATAAGATTAGATACCCCCATTATGCAGCCGCTCCATACCAAGCTAATACAGTATAGTTAGAAGCCACATAAGTAGCTCCAGCTGGAGTTTTTCTCCTTCTCCATATTGCTTTTTGAGCACCAAAAATATCTAAAACAAATGTGTTACCAGCCGATATAGTTAATCCATCCCACCCAGAAGCAAGAAGAGTCAACAACGGTTTACCCGTCTGTGAATTTGTGGGGGAGTAATTTGTAGTTTTATTACCAGATGGTAATGCCCCCATACTATTACCACTAACAGTAAATGAAGAAGAATCGGTAAAAGTAAATGTTAATCGTTGAGTAAAGGTACCAATATTATCAAGTACTGGTGCATAGGTTACTGAATCATAATTTGCTCCACCAGTATAAGATATTTCGGTAAAAGAAGGGACAACTGTCCCCAGTTCTAAAACGGAACATAATCTAGGATTATCCACTAAAGCGTAGTCATTTGCAATAGCTTCTTCCACCACAATAGTTATATCATTGCCATTTTCAGTGATACCACCTGCGGCAATTGTAAGAAACTCTGCTGTTGTTTCAGTGGTAGATGGAGTGCTTTGTTTGGTTAATCTTACCATTTCCCCTACTCGGAATATATCATAGGCACCATTTCCTTTTAACTCTGCATTTGGAACTGTAACAACAATGGTAGATCCTCCAGCAGTAATTGCTGTTTTTAATGGTGCAGTACCAACATGATTTTCACTGCCTGTCAAAGCAGACTGAAAATTGGTATCAGTTCCCAAACACATAGTAATATAATCATCACCAGGTGTTTCTATATCTAACCATACTCTGAAGTCGAGCATAGTTCCATCATCATCATCGGCAATCTGAAGAAACCTTTTTCTCCAAGTTTCATCTCCGTTTGTCAATTGTTCGGGAGTAACAATTGGCCAAGTGGCACCAATTACATTAGATGATACAGTGGTACCAGTAATTCTACCACCATTAGTGGATGCCACTAAAGTGTCAGCTTCGCATTTCCTTAACTTTACATCGGTTGCTAACATATCTTTTCTCCTATTATGAACTGGCCACGGAAACTACGAGACTTATTCCATCATTAGTGTAAACTCC